TATCATCCGGCTTATCCTTTTACCGTGCAAGGCGATAAAAGCCATTTCTTCTTCCTTGGTGAATTGCTTTATTTCTGCTGCAGTTACCCCCAAAGACAGATATACCTGTGCCAGACGCATCAGTCCTCCCATACGTGGTCTGCGCATGGTAACACGAAGCTTTATCGGCCTTTTTAAGAATGGAACGTGAATATCCTTTAAGGGGACGGACACGCCCCTGTCTAACAAGGCGGCCGCCCCCTCATGCTGAATAATACGCTCTGTATCCTTGTCCATACGTTAATCTTCTACTGTGTCGTTGATTTCGTATGGTGCAGTATCCGGTTCTTCCGGTTTGTTCACCTTGAGCTGGCATTCCAGCTTAGACACTTCGGTCAGCGTCAGCTTTCCGCCTAAGTTTGCCATGATTGTACCATTAGGTATCGTCATGGTCTGTCCACTCACGAACTTGATTTTCCACGGACCGCTCAATTGCACAAGGCTTGTCGGTGCTTTCCAGCCAGTATAGCTTCCTGTTGATCCGACCAACGTGCCACCCAGAACAGCATGAATATTCTCATAATCCAACTGGATAAGGTTAAATGTCGGTGCAATAGTCGCGTTTTTGTTGGCTAACGTAAGAACCGGGGCATCCGGAACTTGTTCGGCTTCCAAATCCGTACTCTCAGGCTTCGTGCCTCCCCAGTCCCAGCTTCCCTTTTCGATATAACCGATTTCCTGTTCTTTGAATGTTACCACGGCAATGCCGTATATGAATTTTTTATTTGCCATCTTTATTCCGTTTTAGATTGATATATATCACTATTGTTGTCAAAATACTCAATAGTATTCCTATCCCGAATCCATAAAAGAACGTTTTAACGGGATTCGAACGCTGTTTTACTTCCGTTTCGTACAGACTGGCCATTTCCTCGTAAGCCTTCTGATATGACGCGGATTTCTTTTCGTAGTATTCTACCAAAATTTGCAGACTGTCACAACTTGCATATACAGTAATTACGTCTTTGTTACGGCTTACTGATACATTGGCCTGACCGCTCTTCCCGCTGTACGATGCCATTGGAGGTAAATTCATCAAGCTGTCAGCCTGTATCTCCAGTTTCACCTCCGACTTCGGAACCGTTTCCGTCCGTATCAGGCGGACTTCGCTGTCCAGACTGTCCGTCATCGTCTGTATTGCTTCCATCTGTGTTCCCTTCAGCGTTGTCTTTCGGGTGCTCGCGCACCCCACGCAACACAGGGCAATCATCATGATGCTTGCAACTGTTGGCAGTATCGATAGCCTTGCGAAGACGAGCCATTTCACGCTTGGTGGCTTGCAGATCTTTCCGTGTTCCATTGAGTTCTTCCTTTAGTGGTTCTACTATGTTTTCTATTAGTATTCGGGTAGCTTGCTCAGTGTTGTCTATACGCACTGTTTCGGCTTCAGCCTGCGCCTTCTCAGCTTCCGCATTGGCTTGCTTTACTTTTGCCTTCAGTGTCACAATACCAATCACGGTCGCCAAGAGAGTGCCACCCAGTACGAAATTTAGGATTTCACTGAGTTCCATAAACATTTTATTTTGCTATTCCTTACTGTCGGCCTTTTTAGAAATCAAGCCTATAATCCATTGAACAAGTCCTGTATCTGCAATACCATTTGAAACAAGAGATGCCCCAAATCCATACAACAAAGCAATATACCAGGTAACACCTTCTACAAATCCGGCGTCAAGCCACCATAACAACATAGTCGCCACGAGACCGACAAGCCAACTTACAATTTGTGTCGCCAGTCCTTGCATTTTAGGAAAGATTGCCTTAATACCTTCAGTCAACAAAACGACACAACCGGTAAAACCTGCAAAGGTCGCAATCATGTTGTCATAATTCACATCTGACGTTTCACCCGTTTGGGCAAATGTTACTGATACAAATCCAAGCATCAGTACAAAAAATAAAAGAAATCGTTTCATTTGTTTTTGAATTTATTGATTTATACCTATTTGTTTAAGCCATTGCTTTACATCAAAACTGGGGCAGGCCTTTGCCGCCAGCTCATTATGTCCGACAATACGAACAGAGGGAAAACGCTTGTGGAAATCTTTTACATATTCTTCAAGTGCTTTAAGCTGCTGCGGTGTTCTGGTATCTTTGGATGTTTTACCATCTTTTCCGACACCACCTACATATACGACATGACGTGATACTGAATTTTTCCCTGCAACACCGTTGGTTATTTCCCACGGATCCACATTTGCATCTTCATTGTTTTTCACAAGTCTTTCTACCTTACCGTCAAGATGTATCATATCCGTGTAGCCAACCTGTTTCCATCCGCGTCCTCCCTTACTAACAGGATCCGTATGCCAATGCCGGATATCAGATGAGGAAACTTCACGCCCTTCTGGTGTTGCGGTACAATGCAGTACAAGATATTTCAATTTCTGCATACGTTATGCCCCCTGCTGATTTTGCGTGATTGTTATCTCAACAGTTTTCTCAGGTGCAGAATTCAGGGTAACGATAACTTTACCGCTTTTTGCCTTTCCTGTGCTATTTGCCTCTGCTGAAATTGTAATTCCGGTTTCGGTTTCTTCTACACTAAAGCCGGATGGAGCCGCACCAACAGTATATTCGCCGCTTGCTGTAATTTCTACCTCCTTACTACCTCCTGTAGGATCGATAGTAACCGTAGTAGGGTCTGCGGAAATAGTTTTTTCTGCAGGCTTAAATACAGGAACCTCACGGCTATCCAGAACAACGATTTCCTCACCGAAAGCGATGTTTGTATCTGCCTTCATCAACATTTTGAAGAAGTACAATTCACTGGCATTAGAAATCTTGTCGATTTGGATAACGTTTTCATCATCCTGCAGATTGACAGCGGCAAACAGGTTACCATCTGCCCCCATAGAGCACAATGTAATCACAATCAAACCATCAGGCCAGGCGGCCAATGTTTCAATAGCAATTCCTTTGTAACGCTTCGCATTGACATCTGTTTCACTTGAGTTCTTCGCTTCTCGCTCAGTCAGTTCGTCATCGTATTTATCAAAATCATCGATGCTCATGATAATACGAAGGTTCGGGTTATTTCGGATAGCCTTCGGGATGGCCTTTCGCATAGCTTTCAACTTACCGATCATAGTCTCTTCTTCGCTGTCCACAATGATAAGTTCCTTGTCTTTGGCCATCTGAGTAAGAATACCGTTGAACAAGTGGTCGTCGTCATCACCGTATTCTCCATTTACATAGTGATCACCCAACTCAAACTGTACTTGTTTTGCTAATTCTGCCAAAAGAGCATTTTGGGCTTCAGGTGGCAACTCTGCAAATACAAGGTTACCTTTGGGCTGCCATTTTCTCCAGATGTCTTCAAATGCACGTGGATTAAACACGGTAAAGGCCATGAAGTCCTGCGGATCAAGGCTTTTTTCATCATAGTTGAAATTTCCCTTAGAGTCCTCTACACCTGGATTTTCTTTGCGTTTCTGCAGCATCTTTCCGCTTTTCAGACGCGGCAGACTGATTTTCTTTTCCACTCCGGGAATAACCATGATAAGTCCTTTCTCCACAATCTCGTTCCCGGTGGCAGCGAGTGTCAGAAGTTGTTCAAGAACCTCGCCATTGTAATTGGTGTTTTTTACTACTATTGCCATATCTTTTATTTGTTAAGTTTGTCTTTGATTTCCTTCATTCGCTTATTCCAGGGGCTGTCTCCGCCTAAATCAACTTTAAGGTCCTCCAAAACTTTACGCTTTGGGGTAAGTGAGGCAAGGAGCTTCTTTCCTTCTTCCGGATTGGTTTTAAAGATATTTTCATACATAGGACGTGTTTCTGCATTGATACGGCCGTCATTCTCAGCCTTGTCAAGCAAATCCTTATTTGCGGCCTCTTCATCAGCAGCGGCCTTATCCTCAAACTCCTTCAAACGCGCCTTCAGTGTCGCATTTTCTTTGGTCAGACTTCCCACCTGTCCGGCCTCGTTTGCATAGGTTTTTGCTTTGGCAATTACCTCTTCCTCGCTTTTGCAATCCTTAAACGAGGGATGCTTTCTGATTTCATCAAGATTCATTGTTTTCTGATTTTGTGGCTCAATGAGCCGGTTATTGAATAAAGTATATATCTGTTCCGGAGTACTATTCTCTGGTACAGGTTCCGCGTCATAAATACCATCTATAAATCCGAGTTCAAGGGCTTCACTTGCAGTTAACCAGTGATCCTCACCGTCAAAATAGGAGGCTTTAACCTCATCCTTTGTCATTCCCAAGCGGGCCGCATAGATATCCCCAAGGCTATCCTCAAGGCTTTCTATCTCTTCTATGCACTTTTGCATCTCTTTTTTGTTGCCGTAACACCCACCACTAACACTGTGCAGCATTAGCCTTGCATATTTACTCATCTCAACGGGCTTACCGCATAAGGCAATAACACTGGCCATACTTGCGGCAATGCCATCTACATAAAGATGTACATCAGCCTTACTGTTTTTTATGGCATTATAAATAGCAATGCCACAATACACTTCTCCTCCGTTACTATTGATGCGTACATTGACGCGTCGGCTTACCTTCTCAGCTTCCAGAAGTTCCTTGGCAATACGCCCACTCTGAACCTCGCCATAATAATCGCCAATGTCGCCGTAAAGGAAAATGGTACTTATCCCTTTACTATCTGTTTGTATATTAAAAAACTTGCTCATTATCAATCGCGTTTATGATGCAAAAATGCAACAAAACAACGGGGTGTGGAAACTGCATTTTTATCATAAAATGTTATGACGTTATGATGACGCCATAACATCCTATCATGCGTAATGACTTTCGTAAAGCGGTCTTTTTGTGGCAATTTTGTAGCATGAAATTCAATAATATAAAGTATTATGGCAGAACTAACAAATGCCCAGAAAAAAGAATGGGCCAAGACATTATACCTGCGTGAGAACCTGACACAACAGGAAATTGCGGAGCGTGTTGGAGTTTCTCGCGTAACTGTTTCAAACTGGGTACGTACCGGGAAGTGGGAAGAACAAAAGGTCGGATTAACTCTTACTCGCCAGGAGCAGGTGGCTAACCTGTACCGTCAGGTTGCAGAAATCAACCGTGCCATTTCTCAGCGTCCCGAAGGGGAACGATTTGCTTCATCTAAAGAGGCAGATATCCTTGGAAAGCTATCTGCCTCAATCCGAAACATGGAGCAGGAGGTCGGAATTGCTGATACAATCAGTGTGCTTACTGGCTTTATTGAATATGTTCGTGCTGTTGACCTCGAAAAGGCTAAAGAACTTACAAAATTAGCGGATGCATTTATTAAGGATAAGTTATAGGAGGAGATTAAATGAAACAAGTAGATAAACTCGCGCTCCTCGATTGGGACAAATATAAAGAGGAGATTGCAAGGGCAACCCCCGTTGATAAGTCCATGACGACGGCAGAACGTGAAAGGCACCGTTTATATCTTGAAAAACATCCCATAGAGTGGATTAAGTTTTTTTTCCCAAATTATGCCAAGTATGAATTTGCCGATTTTCAGAAAAAAGCCATACGCCGAATTATCTCACACGACGAATGGTTTGAGGTACTTTCCTGGAGTCGTGAGCTTGCCAAATCAACCATTACAATGTTTATTGTTATGTTCCTCACGCTTACAGGGCGTAAGAAAAATGTCATTCTTACCTCAAATAGTAAAGACAACGCGATGCGACTTCTTGCTCCGTATCGGGCAAACCTTGAGGCAAATGGACGAATCATAGCCTACTATGGTAAGCAAGAAATGCCTGGTTCATGGACGGAAGATGAATTTGTTACTAAGGGAAAGGTGTCATTCAGGGCACTCGGTGCCGGACAGTCACCCCGTGGATCGCGAAATGAGGCAATCCGTCCGGACCTGTTACTCGTGGACGATTTCGACACTGACGAGGACACAAAAAATCCGGATATCATTCAGAAAAGGTGGGACTGGTGGGAAAATGCGTTGTACCCCACACGTTCAATTTCTGAGCCGACAGTTGTTATTTTTTGTGGCAATATTATTGCTAAGGATTGCTGTGTGGTACGTGCCGGGGAAATGGCCGATTCATGGGATATAGTCAATATACGTGATAAAAACGGACGTTCCTCATGGCCGGAGAAAAATTCTGAGGAGGATATTGACCGCACAATTTCAAAAATATCTACCAAGGCTGTCCAGGGAGAATATTTCAATAACCCTATTTCTGCGGGTGAGGTATTTGAAACTATTTCTTATGGTAAGATTCCGCCATTATCCAAATTCAAGTTCCTGGTGGCTTATGGCGACCCGGCACCTGGAGAAAGCAAAGGAAAGAAGGGCAAGTCTTTCAAGACTGTTTCGCTGCTTGGAAAGATTGGGAGTAGGCTTTATGTCATTAAAACTTTTCTCGCTAAGGCTTTGAATGCCGAGTTTATTGAATGGTATGTAAAGCTACTGGAGTTCGTAAACGGAAAGGCTACAGTATATTGCTATATGGAAAACAATAAACTTCAGGATCCATTCTTTCAACAGGTTTTCAAGCCACTTGTGGCCAAGGTTAGAAAGGAGCATAAAATATCTCTTTATATCCGAGGCGATGAGCAAAAAAAAA